CCTGTGGTGTCTGGAACTGTGACTGTACTTCATACGATGTGCATTATGTAAAGTAACAGCCGGCGTTGTGAAAAAAGCACGAATCCAGCCGCCGAAGCAGAAAAACCCCGGTTTCCACTGGCATTTCCCGCCTTCCAGCCACCTGCTGGCCTGAAAGTCTCCCGCCCCGGGAGACAAAAAGATGTTCCGAGCACCAGGCCCTGGGGGCCTTCCGCCTTTTTCCGTCATGCTCCAGGACTTGCGGACCACCACGGCCGCCTTGTCCGAGCACCTCGAGATCTCGCGCCGCCAGATCCAGCGATACCAGGCCGCCGACGCCGCGCCGCGCTCCGTGCTGCTGGCGATGTTCTGGGAAACCCGCTGGGGCCGCTCCACCGCAGACTGTGAAGCAGCCAACTGGGCCGCGCTGCACTACATGCGCGCCGAGGCGGCCGAACACCAGGTGAAGCAGCTTCGCCGCCAGATCGCCATCATGGAGCGCGAGCTGGTGGCGGCGGGCGGGCCGGCGGCGAACCTCCCGATCTGGCAGACCGCCTAGGGTCGGCGGCCCTGCAGCGCATCGATGCGCGCATGGGCCTTGTCGGCTACTTCAATGGCCCTGTTGGCCCGCTCATGCAGGCGGGCCAGATCGGCGCGGATGGCCGCGTAGGCCCCAACGCCGCTGCCCAGGGCGATGACCAGCTGCAAGAGGAACTCGGCTGTCAGGATCATTGCGGAGGCGGCGCGCGGTGGACTAAGCGGATGACGACAAGGATCTGCAGCGCGGCCAGCGAGCCCCAGAAGGCCAGCTGCCCGTAGGTCACCTGGATGAACACCTCATCCTTGTTGTTGCCCAGCCAAAGGCCGATGGGCGCGATGGCAGCGAGCAGCGCGGCCACCTGGGCGGCGGCAGAGACAGCGCCCCCCACGGCCTCGCCTGCTTTGCCCGTGAACAGGCCGGCTATGAACTTGATGATGTTGCCCATGTCAGAAGCTCCCCACAGCAGCGTAGTCGATGACCGGGTATGACGCGGAAGTCGGCGCAACCGGGCCGCTCATGGACCTGACCGCAGCGGCCGTGCCCGGGTTGAGCACGTCGAACAGCCAGCCGCCCAGACTCCATGAACCATCGGCGTTTTTGCCCGGGGCATCCGGGCTGGTGGCCAGCGCCGCGCCGATGGCATTCACGCCTGAATAGGCGGCGTTGTCGCGGCTCAAAGGGTTGACCAGGTTTCGGTTGCGGTACAGCACCCACGCCAGCAGGCCGGCGCCGGCCAGCACCAGACCGGCTTTGACCAGCACATCGCCGGATATCGGCGTGATGGCGCGCATCAGAACAGCCCTTGCCCGTAGGCGTCAGTCGGCCACGGATCGGGGCCGGGATTGACTGCAGCCAGATCAGGCCCTACCACAGCGGGCGCGGACTGCGATCCGCTGGTGCCCAGCCAGCCACCGATCTTCCGGCCAAGGGCGTTCAGGAATGGGTCCAGCGGGTCGGTCTGCGGACGCGGCGCTTGGTACATGGTGGCGGCAGCGCCAGCCGGCAGCAGCGCCCCGCCGCGCACGCTGGCCGGGGCGGCAGCGGCCTTGCGGTTGAGCAGCCACCACGCCGCGCCGCCGGCGACGGCCAGCAGAACCACGGTTCCCGGATCGATCTTCATCGTGGACATTTCAGGCCTCCAGATACCCGCCGCTGGACTGGAAGGCGGCGAGCAGTTGCTCGAGCTTGCGCTCGGGTTGGTGATAGCCGGCGCCCGGCAGGCTGGCCCAGATGGGCGCGACCTTGCGCACGGCTTCGGTGATGCGGCCGGCCCGCACATCAGGCAGCGCCCCGCGCTGGCGGATCAGTTCGAGCGCGGCGGCGTCCTGGCTGGCCGGGCTGAAGTCCGGCAGGTCCAGCTTGTCGCGCAGCTCGTCCCAAGTGCGCGCGAGGAACTGGTAGCGCCCGGCTGCCGACGTGCGCAGCGTCTGCCCCAGCTTGTTGGTGAAGGTGTGCACGACGCGCGGATGGTCGGCGTAGCTGTCGAACAGGCGGCCGCCGAACATCATGCGGTAGCCGTTCACGCCGCCCGTGCCCTCGGCGTAGGCGATCATGTCGAGAAATGCCCGCTCGTTGATTGCGGCCTGCCCGGCTGGTACTTCGTCGTCAAGGTACTGCATGGGGTTGAGCTGGTGAACAAGGCTTTCCAGTGCGCTGGCGGTCTGGTCTGGCATATCGTCGATCTGCTGCTCCTGGCCCCGGCGAACCATGTACACAGTGACGGCAGCTGCGGCGGCGAGCAGGATCCATCGCATGGTCAGGCGTTGATCATCGCGGCCTTGCGAAACAGGTCATCGAGCTGCTGATCACTCAGCCCTAGCAGCGTCGACATGGCCACCACGGTCGGAGACATTCGGCGGAATTCCTGCGCGTCCTGCCACGCCAGCTTGGCAAGCGGGTCCGCCGATTGGCTCCGCATGAAGGAATCCACCTGATCGAGCAGGCCAGCCTGCTGCAGCGCGGCCTTAGCCTGAAACCGAGACACCACTGCCCGCGCCCGCCACTGCTCGACGGTTTCAGGCTCAGGCTGCGGCTCTGGCTCAGGCTGCGGCGAATCTTCGAGCGCCCATCCTTGGCCCGTCAATTTTGCCCGCTTGCCATCCGGCACGGACGGTGCTTCGGTATCCACAGCGCCAGCCGGCAGCAGAAACACGCCCGGTTCAAGCGGCGACTCGTAGGCGGTTGCGTAGCCGACGAAGTAGCCTTGATCATCGAGTTGTACTACCTGTTTCATGCGTCACCTCAGTACTTGATACAGGCCAAGAGCGCCACGTTGCGGGGGCGGTTTTCGCCGCCGTTGCTGGTGCCTCCTGCGGCACCACTTTGACCAATTGAATCTGAATCCCCCTGAAATGATTGGCTTCCTCCCGTGAAAGCGCCAGCAATTGGAACCGCGTGCGTGTGCTGCTGCATCTGGTGGCCCTGCGCTGAACCGAACGCACGACCGGAATCAACTCCTCTACCATTGTCCCAGCCGCGAATGAACTCACCGCGCAGGTCCGGCAGATTGAAGGTCGTGCTGCCGTCTCCTGTTCCGAAAGTCGTTCCGATGGCGTTGAACAGCGCTGCGTAAGTGGTGCGCGACACGGCCGCGCCGTTGGCGGCCAGCCAGCCGGCAGGCGGGGATGACGCGGCGAAATGCGCGACGGTGCCCGGCGTCACGCTTTGACCTCGAGACGAAATCGGCATGTCAGCCCTCGGCCCAGTCCACATTCGCGGCGCTGCCGCTCTCGAAAATGGCATTGACCGCACCAGTCGGGCAGAAGTCCGACAGGTCCAGCAGGTCACCCGGCAGCAGCCGCAAACCAGATGAAGCGGTAGGCGCGCTGCCATCGATCGTCACGCGCAAGATCTGCGCGGCGGTGTTGTTTTGCACAAGAAGGCGCCGGCGCGTGGGCTTTGCTGCAAGCAGCGTCACAGCCGATCCAGATCCCACGCTTGTGCTGCCTTGGGTAAAAGACCCGCCCTGCCCTGTCAGCGAGACAGCGCCTTGCAGCTTGTTGTCCTGAAATTCGCTCGAGGCGACAAGGATTGACCCACTATTGGGCGCGCCCGACTTGTCGCGCAGCACCAGCCGGTCAAACGGCAACCCCTTGATGGCCTGCCCTGGCAGCAGGTCAGGCATAGTACCTTTTCCCTCGACCGTCAAGTCGATGGCGCCAGTAGCAGAAAGGATGCGGAAATACTCGCCGCCGGCAAGTATGGTCTGCGATCCGCCGGCGGTCAGGTTGAAGTCGTAGGCCTTGAATGTAAAGGGCTTGTCCATGTCGATCACTTTCTGAGAGCGGTCACAGCCACCAAGCCTGCCATCGCCACTGACCCGATCAGCATCCAGTCGGTCATGGCCCCCCTACCCTTGGCCTCGGCGTAGGCATCGCTCACCAACTTGGATGTTTCCTGCAGCGACCCGAGCGCGGCAGCCTGGGCGGTGGTCGAGAACTTGAGCGCGTTTTCAAGCGCCGAGCCGGAGAACTGAAAGGCGTTCTGAATGGCTCCGCCATCGAGCACGTTCACCGTGTTGCCGTCGCCACTGACAGCCGTACCGCCTTGCTGGCTGATGCGGCTGTCCCTGTTCGTCGTCGATGACGAGCTGCTGCTGCTGCCGCCACCTCCGCCGAACATGGGCCGACAGCAGCCAAGTGCCTTCTCCCTTTCATAACGGGGGTTCACCATGTCAACTCCTTCACCATCCGAACGCCAGAGCCGACGGGGCCAGAGCACTGATAGCCCATGGCCCGGGCCGTTCTGACAAGACCACGTCTCACGGTCTGAAAACCGATGCGGCGAATGCCACTCAGACGAGCGATGCGACAGAGGACGGCATCAGCAGCCCGTGACATGCCGAGCCCACGGCCAGCCAGCCCGTAGCACCAAAGAAGATCACCCTTTGCCCCTACGCTTATCACGGCCCATCCGTGCGGGAATCGAAGCTCAAAGCACTGGCCCGCCCATGCCGCCGTGGCGGGCGTTTCGATCCCCAGCGGATCGACCATTCCGGCCTGCGCAAAGACGCTGGCAGCCTGTTCGCGCGGGATCGGCCACAGATTCAGGACCGGCGCTTGAAGATGATCCACAGCACACCCCCAGCCACTGCGGCCAGCATGGCCCATTTGACCAGCTCGGCGCCGCCTGTAGCAATGGATCCCGACCCGAAAGACACGTTCCATCCAGAGCTGTCGAAGCCGGCATAGCCGGTAGCCGTGGCAGGCCCCGCAGCGCCGCCAGCGCCGCCCTGCAGCGACGTGGTGCCACCGGCCGCCGTCGTCAGCGTGCCCAACATGGTCAGCCCTTGCGCAGCAGCAAAAAGCCGGCGCCGACGGCCAGAGCGATCAGCAGCAGCGGCATGACCTCCGCGCGCTGCTGCGCTGTGCTCAAGCTGGTGCCCTGCACGGCCACAAGGCCAGTGCGCGGGTCGATGGACTGGTACTGCCCGGGCGGGTTGTAGGCGTAGCCGTCGGCTCCGGCGTAGGCCTGATCACCGAGACCGAGCACGCCAGACAGCAGGCTGATGAAGTTGCGCTGGGTGCGCAGCTCATCCTGACGGGCGATGTCGGAGGAGTACATAGACGCCCCCCGTCATCAGTACGCGGCAAGGGGCAGCAGCTCCTCGGTCTCGATGGTGATGGTCTCGCCCGCCGAGAACGTGCCATAGAGCTGGGCAGAGCGCACGCCAGAACTGGGGCGGGTGTCCCACGTGCGGCCTTGCAGTTGACCGTCCTGGACGGGATCGAACACCACCATGCCGGTTTGCGGCACGCGGAAATTGTCTTTCTGGGCTGCCTCCAGCTGAGCTTTGCTCAGGTCGAACTCGGTCACACCCTCGCGCTGCGCCTTCAGCCGCGTCAGGTTCGAGCTGAAGATGTAGATGCGGCGGAAGTTGCTTCCGCCGCCGCTGGGGTCCAGGTGCGGAACCTGCAGAGAGAACTCGCCAGCCGCACCGATAGTCTGGGTCGAGCGGTGGCGTCGCAGGATCAGCCAGCGGATGCCGGCCTCGGCCGGGTCATCGGTCGGGGGCGACAGATCCGCGAAAGCGGCCAGCGTCGGGTTGGTGGCGCCGGAGATGGTCACCTCCAGGCGAAGCTGAGTGATGCCGGACTTGGCCGACAGATCCAGCGTGCCAGCCTGCCGCGCATTTGGCGTGACGGCTTTGCGGTCCATCAGGTCCAGCGTCAGGATGGTGGCGTCGCTGGCGCCGCCCAAGTACAGCTTGGATGCGTCCAGCTTGGAGCCGTCGGTTTGGAAGATCGTCTTGTTGTTGGCCTTGAGCTCGATCAGCGTGATCATGCTCTTGGTGAATGTGCCGCCCAGCACGAAAGTGATCTTTTCCAGAACTGAGCCCAGGAACTTGTTCATGTCCGAATAGGCCAGGCCGCTGTTCTGGACGTTCATGAAGGCGTCGAGCGGGATCTGCTTGTTCATCGTGAGACCTCGAATGGTTGTGGGTGGTGTCGCCTGGTCAGCCAGCCATCAGGCCAGCGCATCCTTTGCGACCGGGATCGAGCGCAGCACGATCACGCCAGCCGCGCCGTAGCACGCGGCTTTTACGCGCTGGTCTTTCACGAAGTGCTGGATGGCCCAGAGCGCGCCCAGGACGGCCACCTTGCGGGCATAGGGGTTGGACAGAATCGCGTTCATCGTCGGCTCTCCGAAGTTGCGGGGGGTTGATCAATGACGCGAGGATCTCGCCGCAACCACAAGCGACCAAACTCCCCTCCTAAGGCGTTGCGCCTTAGAGCCCGTCAGGACCGCACGGCCTGCCGTTGTTTTTTCGCCCCAGATCCGAACGACAACACGCCGCGCATGGGCTCGACCTGCCCGGCCCGCCGCTCGATCCAGTGAAGATCAGGAAGTGCCAGCAGCTCGCGGTAGTCGCAGCCGAGAGACTGCGCGAGCTCGCGCGCGTCGGCGGCGTTGGCCAGCCGCCCCGTGTGGATCACATCCGCGTTGGCGATGAAAGACTTGTCGCACTCGGCCGGGCGCTGCCCTGCACCGATGATGCTGATCCATTTCCGCTTGCCTTCGGCATCTCGGTAGTCGCGCCCGACGTTGACACAGCGCCGCCACGCCGGCGGTGCTCTGTTCGCTTTCGTCACCTCCGGAAGCTCATCGACGAACATGGTCAGGCACCCCGCCTGCCACGCCGCACGGCAAAAGAACTCGAACTGCTGCTGCGGATCTCGAGAGTGATCGACCATGTACCGCAGCTGGAACGCCGGCGAGCGCATGGCCAAGATGAACTCGGCCAGCACGTAGCAGGCGCGGCCCAGCCCATCGAGCGCCGGATCGTGCTTGAAGTCCCAGACGATCAGGCGGCCCGGGTTGGCCGCCTTGATCTGCTGCAGGGTCCAGGCGGTCTTGCCGGTACCGCGCGCGCCGAAGACCGCGACGGTGAGCGCCTTACCCGAGTTTGCCATCTCGCGGTGCTGCAGGCGGCGCGCCGCCCTCGGTGGTGGGTTTCTCCCGCGCCAGCCGAGCTTCGGCTCGCTCATAGGCCGTGTACAGCCCCATGCCCAGCGGAATGCAGGCCACGATGAACCCGGCCAGTTCCGGATTGCTGCCGGCGATCTCCATCAACCTACCCATGTACCTGCGCGCCAGTGGAACAGCGGCAGCAGCAGGAGCTTCGAGCACATCATCTGGCCATTCATCGCGGATCTCAGGAAGGCGGCGAGCGATGGCCGCCCGGGCCACCTTGAGCAGCCCCAGCAGCACGCGCTGGATCCCGGCTTCCAGCGCAGCCTGCTGCTGTGACGTCTCAGGCTGCTGGCCGAAGGCCTGCGCATCCTGGCCAGGCTGGCCGCCTTGCAAGGCCTGCTGCGCCTGCTGCGCCAGATCCTCTAGGCCTTGCTCAGTCGCCGCCGTCATGATGCAAGCCCCATGTCAAAGACCGACGAAGCTGGCTTTCGTGCCGGCTTGGCAGGCTTGGCAGGCTCAGGCACAGCCTCAGCAGAGGCTTGCGGCTCACGATCGTCTGCCCCATCCATAGGCGTCATCGTCGCTCGAATGGCGCGGGCGGCCTTGCTCCCGGGCTGGGCGTAGGCCGAAAAGCCGCAGAAACCGCACCGCATCGACAGAGAGCCGCCGCTGGTCACAGTGACCGGCACCTCGCGCGTGCACTCCAGGCCCCGGCAGGGCATCGAACCAACGGCGGCACCCATCACAGCACCACCAGATCGGCTTCGGCGAACCGCAGGCGCTGGCCGTCGGCGAACTCCACCAGCACATCGCCGTTGTCGAAGCGATCGACCGTCGTGCCGACCGCATCTTGCATCGGATCGTCCGGTTTCACGACCTTGACGCCCGTTCGCATCGGGATGTTGTTCATGCTTTCCTCCTACTCTGACAAAAAGCCGGCATCCGGCCGGCACGGTTCAGTCGTCCACAGCCTCAACCGGCTGGAATCGGTAGCGCACCGGCGCATAGCTGTGCAGGTGCAGCGCATGCAACACCTGCCCCGACCCACGGAACCGGGCCTGCGCGGCCATGCGCTCGATCCACCCGTCCACAAGGTCCTGGGCGATGAAAAGGTCCGCGCACTCCGTGGCCACGTAGGCAAGGAATGCGCCCAGCAGGTTGTGCCGCACCAGCGTAGAGAACTGCCCCTGGCTGATGCTGGCGGCCTGAAACTCCTCGGCCTTGGCCGGAGCTCCAAGCTCTGCGGCAATGTCGGAATCGTCCAGCTCGGCAATGCCAAACTGCTTTTTCAGCCCAGGCGACCACGTCAGCATCCGCTTTCCCCGGAACACCTCAGCGAAATCCCGGAACATGGCTCTCGCCTGGATGCTGTACTCCCCATCGGCGTCGGCGATCTCGAGAAGCTGAAAAGGCGTGAAGTGCTGAAACCCGGCCTGGGTTCCACGCACGCCGATCTTTGCGTAGGTGCTGGCCATCTCGCGCGTCAGGCCCCAGTGATCTTCGCCGTACTTTGCGATGTACTCGGCCGCCTTGTCACCGCCGCGCACGTTCAGGCCGTGCCTGTACACGTCCGAAGCCTGTTCCTGATTGACCGCGCCGATCTTAGACAGGATCCGGACCCACTCCAGCTTGAGCCGGTCGATAGCCGGGCTGGAAAGATCCCCATCATCATTCGGTGGACCTTCGCCTAGGCCTCGGCGATCTGCCATGACCAGCATGTGGAAGTGCGGATGCCAGCCGTTCCAGCCGACCGTCACCTCCAGCCCTGTGATGGATCCGATGCGCCCGGCATCTTCCCAGACCGCCTTCCAAGCCCGGCTGTTCTGCAGCCTCTTGCGGGCATTCTGGAGCTGGTCCACCAGCATCTGTAGCGGCTGGTCTGCTGTGTGCGGCAGCGTGCAACTGAGCAGGTACACCCCCCCGCCGTTGGCGCAATGGCGCTCCGTCGCGAGCTGCAGCTCCTGGCGCCGAGCCTCAGCTATCTGAGCGGCGCAGACCGGACACGTCCAGCCAAGGCCGCAAGTGATCACGCCCTCGATGCGCGCGCCGGTGGAGTCGCCGCGCCGCAGCACCGGCAGCCGCTCGCCCTCCCCCTTGTTGCTGCCCCGATGGCACCAGCATGTCGCGTGCTGATCCTTCCAGTGCTTGCCCGGCTCGTAAAGGCAGCTGCCAGCCACCCGTGTGAGCTCGAACCGGCGCTGGCGCCTGCTGATCGAGTCCAGTACCGCAGCTGCATCCCTGGCAGGCCTGGGCGCGCGCTTGGGCCGTTTTGCGTAGGACGTGGACGGATCGCCCCCTTGCCCCGCGTGTACCGATTTCCCATTACTACCGAGAATATCAGGGGCCCCTGCTGCCCCTTGGGAAACAGCAGCCATCAGGACGTCCTCCCCTGCAGCTGAGCCTGCCGGGCGCGGATGGAAAGCCCCAGCTGCCGAATGGCCTGAAAGGCCGTGTCAGCCTGCACGCGCAACACGTTGTCAGCGTCGGCCAGCCGGCGCACCTCGGCCATGAACCAGCTTGCGTTCCTGGCTGCCACCAGGCACAGGTTGAGCTCGTGCTCGTCGATGGGTGTCGGATGCGGCATCCCTGCCACGATCTGGCGCACGGCGTCCAGGTGTGGGTTGTGGGTCTGCTGCATGCTCACCCCTGCACCGCCTCAGTGACTCCCTGCCGCAGCAGCTGGTCGGCTGCGGCGTTAAGGGCCTGCGCCAGCTCCCGGGCCTGCCTGGCCGTGATGCGCTTGGACATGGCCAAGAAGCCCTGGATGAGATGGATATTGACCTGCCCATGCTGGGCTGAAACGGTCACGCTTTCCTTGCTCGACAGCGAGATAGTCGTCATGGCGGCACTCCTACAGCGTGCCGGCCCTCGAAAGTGACCCCCCCGGCCAAAACACAGGGAGAGTGCCGGCCCGCCCGGGTTAGCTTGGATCCGCGGGGGGGTCGGACGGAGAGTAGTTCAAATGGTATGGACGTGTCAATCAGTTATTGACGTACGAGGTCTTTTGATTATTGACGCCAATGGCCTGTTGACTATGCTTAGGGGTATCCCCTAAGGAGTGCCGACATGAAAGCAGCTGAATGGATCGACAAGGTGAAGGCCGCGCGCGGCTGGGACAGTGATTACAGGGCCGCTAAGGAGCTGGGCCTGACGCGACAAACTGTCAGCACCTACCGCAGCCGAGATACGACGATGGACGAGGGAACGGCCCTGAAAGTGGCCGAGGCGCTGGGCATTAACCCTGCCGCCGTGCTGATCGACCAGTTGGCCGAGAGGTCGAAGGATGCCGGCGTCAGCTCTACCCTGCACCAGGTTGCGCGCCAGCTTTGTGCATTATGTAAAATTTTATGAAGAGGCGGCACTTCCAATGGAGCTGCTGCAGACCATCCGTACGCCGGCACCGATTGCCCTACTTTCCATGGCAACCCTGGCTGCACAGATTTGCCAAACAGTCGCCCATAGCGTGAAAAACTAACAGTCAACTTTTGGTCATGACTGGCGGGACATGGCCAGAATCGGCGACATCGAAGGCCAACCCGCAACCTCAAACCGCCGCATGACCCGCGAACTCGCTCCCAACCACCCCTCCGAACTATTGCCATACCTCAAGCTCATGGCGGTACAGGGGGCTTCGGACCTGTTTCTGAGCGTGGGCGTCGCACCGACGCTGCGCATCCAGGGGGCCATGCACCATCTGAACATGCCCAAGCTGCCACCGGGATCGGTGCAGACGCTGGCCGAATCGGTGATGACCGAGGCGCAGAAACAGCAGCTGGCTCAGAACATGGCCTGCGATTTCGCCGTCGCGCTCAAGGACATCGGCCGCTACCGCATCAATGTGTTCAACCAGCGCGGCCAGCTGGCGATGGCGATCCGCTTCGTCAAGTTCCATATCCCGACGCCCGACGAACTGCTGCTGCCGCCGGTGGTCAAGACGCTGGCCATGGAAAAGCGGGGGCTGGTGCTGGCCGTGGGTGCCGCGGGCAATGGCAAGTCCACCACCATCGCGTCCATGCTGCAGTGGCGCAACCAGCATGCCCAGGGGCACATTCTCACGATCGAGGACCCGATCGAGTATCTGCACCGCCACCAGGGCTGTATCATCAACCAGCGCGAGATCGGTCTGGACACCCCTTCCTACAAAGAGGCCCTGACCCACGCCGCCCGGGAGTCGGCCGATGTGCTGATGATCGGTGAGATCCGTGATCTCGACACCATGCAGCATGCGCTGCATTACGCCGAATCCGGCATGTTGTGCATTTCCACCCTGCACGCCAACAACGCCTACGAGGCGGTCGAGCGCATCATCAACTTCTTTCCGGAAGAGGCCCGCCAGCAGGTCCTACTGGAACTGTCGATGAACCTCAAGGGCGTGATTGCGCTGCGCCTGATCCGCGGCAGCAAGGACCGGCTGGTGCCTGCCACCGAAGTGATGCTGCTGACCGCCCGCATTGCCGACCTGATCCGCCGTGGCCAGATCGACCAGATCCGGGATGCCATCGCCAAGAGCGTGGAGCCCGGCGTGCAGACTTTCGACCAGTCACTCTATGACTTGTTCCGCCAGGGAGCCATTACCATGGAGCAGGCGATCGAATACGCGGACTCCAAGACCGATCTGGCGCTGCGCATACGACTGAGCACGCCCGGTGCGGTCGATACTTCCGGCATGCAGATCCAGTGAGCTTGCACGCAGCCATCGACGAGATACCGGATTTTCCGGGCACCGCTCCCAGCCCCCTCGAACCCGACCCCGACCAGGCTGCCAGCGATGGGGCCCAGGTCGTCGTGCGCCTGCTGGCAGGCGGAATCCTGCGCGGCCGGTTGGGTCATGAGGAAGCGCTCGATCTGCACGGCAATCTCCTGCCGCTGCATGTAGGGGCTTCGGAACTGATGGTCCCGCTGGGTGACATCCGCAGCGTCGAGGCCCAGACGCTGCTGAACCTGCCGCGGCCATCGGCATCATCCCCGACACTTGCCAGCCACAGTCTGGAACAGTTTGAACTGCACTTCAGCGACGGCGTGCGCTGGAGCGGCACGACGCTGGGGCATCGGGTCCGCCACCGCGGACTGCAATTGCACGTGCAGCTGCCCGATGGGCACTTCAAGCCCGTGTGGGTACCGCGCTGCGCCCTGCGTGGCGCGCGCTTCCATGCCCTGCCCTCCAGCATGGCCGAGCAGGGTGTACGGGCCTCTGCAGCCAGGCAGGCACAGCAGCCGGTTGCGGCTGCCCCCCCTTCCGATCCTATACCTGCGCCTGCGCCCTCCTTCTCCACACCCGTGGTCGATCCACCGGCCTGGCCGCCGGTACGCACCCCCCAGGCACTGGCCGAATCCCTGGAAACCGGCCGGCGCCTGCCACTGCGCAGCATCGAACAGGTTCTGCTCGATCTGCATCTGCTCGAGCAGGGGCAGCTGGATAACGTGCGGCGTGACATGCCCGATGCCCTGCACGGCCATGGCGAACTGATGGTGCGCGCGGGCTTGCTGACCCAGGACCAGCTGGCGCATGTCCATGCGCGCATGGTCTGGACTCCCGAGGTGGATGTCGTGGAGTTTGCGGTCGAGCCCCTGGTGTTGGAGCGGGCTTCCCCCAAGCAGCTTGCCGCTCATGAGGTATTTCCCCTGATGCGCCACGGCGATGCCGTGGTGCTGGCCTGTGCCACGCCCCTGGATCAGGGGCTTGAGCGGCAGCTGCGGGTGCTGCTCAACTGCCCGGTGATCCTGGTGTGGGCGCCGCGGGCCCAGATCATGCAGCGCCTGTGGGCCCATCTGCACCCAAGCGCTGCACAGCCGCGTGCAGCCGGCACGGCCGCCCCTGCGGCAGCGCCGGCTGACATATACAGCCTGCTGGATGCCGCCCTGAACGAGTTCAAGGTGCAAAGCGCGGAACAGCACGACGTGGCGGTGGACGAAAGCTCCAGCCTGGTGCGGCTGGTCACGCGCATCATCCTGGAAGCCTATGCGCAGCGGGCCTCGGACATCCATATCGAAAGCAACCCGGGCGACGAGTATCTGCGCATCCGTTTCCGCAAGGACGGCGAACTGGAAGATTACCTGCGCATGCCCGCGGTGCTGCGCCCTTCGCTGATCTCGCGCATCAAGGTCATGGCGCGGCTGGACATCGCCGAGAAACGCCGGCCGCAGGATGGCAAGATCAATTTCCACGACTATGCGCCGCTGCCGCTGGAACTGCGGGTGGCCGTGCTACCCACCCATGACGGGCTGGAAGACGTGGTCATGCGGCTGCTGGCTTCCGGCAAACCCATGCCACTGAAATCGCTGGGGCTGCGCGAGGAAGACGAGGCCCAGATTGGCCGCATGGCGCAGCGCAGTTTCGGCCTGCTGCTGGCCTGCGGTCCGACCGGATCGGGCAAGACGACCACGCTGCATTCCATTCTGGCGCACATCAATACCGACAACCGCAAGATCTGGACCGCCGAGGATCCGATCGAAATCACGCAGCCCGGCCTGCGGCAGCTGCACGTCAATCCCAAAATAGGGGTGACTTTTGCCTCGGCCATGCGCGCCTTTTTGCGCGCGGATCCCGACGTGATCATGATCGGCGAGATCCGCGACGAGGAAACCGCTTCGATTGCCATCGAGGCCTCGCTGACGGGGCACCTCGTGCTGTCCACCCTGCATACCAACAGTGCGGCCGAAAGCGTGGTGCGCTTGCTGGACATGGGCATGGACCCGATGAATTTCGCCGACAGCCTGGTGGGTATCGTCGCCCAGCGGCTGGTACGCGCGCTGTGCCCCCGCTGCGCTGAGGCGCAGGTCATGGACGGACAGGCGCTGGAAAACCTGGTGCAGGAATACACCGCCGCCAGCGAACTCAGCCGGGAAGCTGGCTGGGCCCGGCTGCTGCAGGCCGCCGGGGTGGCCACGCCTGACCAGTTGCGCGTCTGGGCACCACGCGGCTGCGAGCATTGCCGCAACACCGGCTACAAAGGCCGGATGGGCGTTTACGAGATCCTCGAAAACTCGGCTTCGATCAAGCGCCTGATCCAGACCCGCGCCAGCGCCTCCGCAATCCTGGCCGAGGCCCAGCGCCAGGGCATGCGCACGCTGCGGCAGGATGCACTGGAGAAAGTCGTGCGCGGCCGCATCGACCTGGCGCAGGCCCGGACCGCCTACCTGTGAAAGCCGCCCCGCTTCAGGCCACCTTGAACGTCACCACCGGTACGCTGGAGTCGGAAAAAGGTGCCCCCAGCGCGATGTCGCCGTTGCCGTAGAGCACGCACTCCTCGCGGCGCAGCAGCACAGCCGCATTGGCCCCGGCAAAGCGCACCCAGGTGCCATAGCTGCTGACGTCCACCAACATGATGCGTCCATTGCGCCACTCCAGGCGGAAATGGGTGCGCGAGACGCGCGGGTCGGCCACGATGAATTCGCAGTGCCGGATGCGCCCGACATGGATGGGCAGGTCGAAGGCCATGAAGGT